GCTGCTAATCCCTGCAGATGGGCAGCAGTTCGCACGTCAAAGGTTAGATAACTTAGTGCGAGCTGTAAATGAGAGTGAGATACCGGAGCTTAAGTGGAAATCAATTAACGGCATAGCAGAATCACTTAATGAAGCCAAGGCTAAGGAGATGCTACAGGTAATATTTGAGCATGGCTACTGCACTTGGGAACAGCTTAAAGGCAGGAGCAGGCATAGAGAGGTGAATGATATCAGGCAGATATGCATGTGGGTAGTTCGCAACGGGACCAGCATGAGCTTTCAGAATGTAGGGCTAATATTTGCAAGGCATCACGCTACTATCCTGCACGCTATTAATCACGTAGAGGCAATGTTGCAGACTGATCCATTATATCGGGCATGTGTACAGTCTATTTTAGATAAGCTGCAGGATGCTAATTTGCAGAGAGTGTATAATAAATTAACTCAATAATTAATAATCAAATAATCATGAAACAAACCACAATTCAATTCGACAAGAGAAAGAGCGAGCCTGTAACTATTCAAAGATTACAGCAGGCTGTAGATTTAATAGCTACTGGAACACAATTAAATAAGGCTATTAGAGCTCAAGGCTTAGGCCCTGGCTTTGGAAAGTTTTTAGTAAGCGCAAGAATACTTGCCAGGATAGATCATAAAACAGTAGTAGTGTTAAAGGCAAAATTAGAGCGCAAAGATTTCTATAGAATAATGGATATTCAAACAAAAGATAATCTTAAGCGCAAAAAGAATAGAGATGCTATTTCTTTTTATGAGCAGAAAAAAGACAGTCCATTTATTGGTAGAGTGCCATTACCCAGCGAGATTAATCTTCCGGTAGAGATTCAATCAATAAGAGTAAGAGGTAAAGCAAGAGTAAAAAAAGCTGTAGCATTACCCTGGTGGAAAAGAATTTTACTATATTTGGCTAATCGATAATCTTAAACCAAATGATGACAATTCTTTTAAAGCGCATAGAGGCGCTTGAGGAGAGGGTAAAGGCGCTTGAATCTAAGCGCTCTACCTCTACCAAATTCACTCCTCCATCACTCTCAGAAATTATAGCTTACCTCGATAATGTAGACTTAGCTAAGAAATTCTACTGCCACTATGAATCTAATGGATGGAAAGTAGGTAAGAACAGCATGAAGAGCTGGAGAGCTGCTGCTGATCAGTGGAGAGCACGTGAGATTAACCAAAATAAAAATACACAAGATGAGCAAAGAATTGGCCGCATCAGTACAGCAGAGCTTCAATCGTTCACTAAGCGCTGAGGAGAGAGCTATAGCTGAGTGCATTAGCTCACCTAAGCTGCATACATTATCTGAGCAAGAGTTTAGAGAGTTAATAGCACAGGCTGCTGTAATTAACTCTATTAAAGCTTTACCTTCAGACATAGAAGTAACTCTACTTCAGCAACTTACGCAAAATACGTATCGGAGTACAAGTATTAAGGATTGGCAGAATGCTTTTCTTTACAATGCGATAGGCAAAGACTTCGAAAGAGTAGAAGCATTTAACCTATTTAGCATAAGCTTTATGGCCGATGTACTTAAGAGATACGAAGAGTATAAGAGCAAAGTATGGCGAGAGCTAAATAAGGCTTTAATCTTACCTGAAGCACAGCCTAAACACATAGAGCCTACTGATCCTTTAAATGTTCTGCACGCTGATGTAGATAGATGGAATCAGCGTAAAGAGATATGGGTAGAAATATCTGCACCTTACAACTGCCAGCGCCTCTTTAAGCAAGGCATCTATAAGAAATCTATGTGGGCACCCGAAGTATGGGCAAGATTTGAAGATATTGCTAAGCAAAAGGTAGAGTCTAAATTCAAGGCATCTAATAAAGTTATCTTAGGCGAAAGCGCACAAGCTGAATTCGATGGCTTGCAAAAGATTGAGCTTAGTAGATTAATTTACATTGACATTATTAAACAAATTAACAATGGCTAAAGATTGGACCATAGAAGAAATGCAGTACCTGGTTAATCACTACGCTGATAACTTTACTGAGGATGTAGCTAAGGCTTTAAATAGAACTGTTAGCGGAGTGTATGGTAAAGCTTATTCTCTTGACATTAAAAAGAGCAAGCTGCATCATGAGAATGTAATGGCTAAGACTTCAATTAAGCTAAGAGAAAATTCTAAGATACACCGTTACGCTAAAGGTCATGAGCCTGCTAATAAAGGAAAGAAAGTAGCTCTATCTACCTACAATAAGTGCGCTCCAACAATGTTTAAGAAAGGTAACAAGCCTCACAATTATAGGCCTATAGGTAGTGAGCGTATTACTAAAGATGGATACTTAGAGCGCAAAGTAGCAGAGCCTAAAACTTGGCGAGGAGTTCATATCTTAGTATGGGAAGAGGCTAATGGTCCCGTTCCAGCAAAGCATAAAGTAATATTTAAGGATAACAATCAGCTAAACACTGAGCTTAATAATCTTGAATGCCTTTCTTATGCTGATGTAATGAGAAGAAATAGCATAGTTAGATACCCTGCAGATCTAAGATTTGCAATGAAAACACTTAAAAAACTTAAAAAACAAATAAACAATGGCCAGAAACAAAATTGAAGATTTAAGAAATCACCTCTTTGAAGTAATAGAAGCGCTTAAAGATGGGGATATTGAGATGGATAAAGCAAAGACTATAGCAGATGTAGCGCAAGTAATTGTGAACAGCGCTAAAGTAGAAGTCGATTTCATGAAGGTAGTACATGGTAACGGTAGTGGATTTATTCCATTAGATAACCGAGGCGCGTATGAAACTAAGCAAATTACCATAGGTGAAACAATAGAATAGCAATTTCTTCCACTAACAAATAGGTGTTAGTAACTAACTTAAAGAGCTCAGCACTACGCTGGGCTTTTTTATTAACCTTTGAACATGAATCTATTTAGAAAGAAGAAGGAGCCGATAGATTTAAATGCCAAGCTGTTACCTGAGCTGTGCAGCTGCACTATTATACAGTGGAATTACAGCGAAGATATAGGCCTTGAGTCTACTTATGCTGAGGATATTCCTTTTATGTTTGATGCAAGAAAGTGCGTAGGCATACAGGCAGAAGTAGAGTTTAGAAAGGATGGTACATACTACGTAGGAGAGCGCACGTTAGCTCTGATGCAGGGCATAGATAATGCTATAGTCATAGACGTACCATACAACCAATTCAAAAAGAATTTTCAGGAGCTTAAATCTAATATCATAACTAATGATTACATCATATCGCGAGGGTAGAAATGTCATTATCACTACTTGCAAGAGTGGAGATAAATTCTTAATGATGAGCGACCTGCACTGGGATAATCCCCATTGCGACAGGAAATTACTTAAGGCTCACTTAGATAAATGCTTAGCAGAAAACATAAGCTTCGCTGTTAATGGTGATTTATTTTGCTGCATGCAGGGCAAGTATGATCCGCGTAGAAGTAAGCAGGACATCTTACCGGAGCACAACGTAGCTAACTACTTAGATGCGCTTGTGAATACTGCAATAGATTGGTTTAAGCCATACGCTCACCTTATGATATTTGTAGGATATGGTAACCATGAAACAGCTATAATAAAAAACTGTGAGACTGACTTAATAGAGCGCTTTGTTAGTGGCCTTAACCGAGAAGCTGGCACTAATGTTTTAGTAGGCGGATATGGTGGGTGGTGGATTCATAGAGTAATGAAAAACGATAAGAGCGCGATGGTGTTTAAAACTAAATACTACCATGGATCAGGCGGAGGTGGAGTAGTTACAAAGGGAGTAATCCAAAATAACCGAATGGGTGTAATGATCGATGGAGCTGATTGCATTTGGGCAGGCCACGTGCATGAACTTTACCACCACTCTGATATGGTAGAGGAGTTATGCTATGCTGCAAATGGTGGCTATAGAATCAATATGAGATACGTGCATCACATTCGTACAGCATCTTATAAAGAAGAGTATGATGAGGGCTTTATGGGCTTTCACGTAGAGCGCATGAGACCTCCTAAACCTTTGGGCGCTTATCTATTGCAGTTAGATTTAGAAAGAATAACTAAACCCGTTGACACTACATTAGTAATACCTACTTTTGTACAATGGCGGGACAAATAGATTATAACTTTAAGCCTCTTTCGAGGCAAAGCGAAGCTCTTAAATTCTTATCAGTAGATTCTAACGTAGAGACTATACTCTATGGAGGAGCTGCAGGCGGTGGCAAGACTATGCTTGGCTGCATGTGGCAGATTCTTAGACGCTTAAAGTATCCAGGTACACGCTCATTGATTGGCCGAGCTAAGTTAGACACTCTAAAAAAGACTACCATGAATACTTTTTTTCAGGTAGCTAATGACATTGGTTTAAAAGCAGGAGAAGATTTTAGCTATAATCAGCAATCACATATTATTAAATTTAGCAATGGCTCAGAGATAATCTTAGCCGATTTATTTCTCTATCCATCAGATCCTCACTTTCAAGATTTAGGAGGCCTTGAGCTTACTGATGTATTTTTAGATGAAGCTACAGAGATTAGTGAAAAGGCTTATAGTGTAGTGTGCTCACGTATCCGCTACAAATTAAATGAGTTTAATCTGAAGCCAAAGATATTACTCACGTGCAATCCTTCGAAGGGATGGATCTATAACCAATTCTACTTACCTTACAAGAATCAGAATCTACCTGAGCACCTTGCTTTTGTGCAGGCGCTACCTGGTGATAATATACACTTACCCGATGCCTACGTAACAAGCCTTAGCCGATTGCCCGAAGCAGATAGAAAGAGACTCTTAGAGGGTGATTGGGAATTTGATAATAGCAGTGATAGACTTTATCTTTATGATGAGCTGATGCGCTGTTTTAGAGAGCCTATGAATGTAGGAGAGGGATACATTACTGCAGACATCGCGCGACTTGGAAAGGATAGAACAGTGCTATGTGTATGGAAGGGATTAAGCTGTATAGATATAGTAGTGCTTAGGCAGAAGCGCCAAGATGAAGTTAAGGCAGAGATACAGCGCTTAATGAATCAGTATAGTGTTAGGCTATCTAACGTGCTTGCCGATGCTGATGGGGTGGGCGGTGGATTGGTAGATAGTTTACGCTGCAGGGAATTTATGAACGGTAGTAAAGCTGTAAGAGGCACGCAATACATGAATCTAAAAGCAGACTGCTACTTTAGATTAGGCGAGCTGATAGATAAGAATGAGATTACCTTTCCTATTAAATGGCAGGAAGATATCTGCAAAGAGTTAGAATTGATTAGGAGAGTAGATCCCGATAAAGAAGGAAAGCTAAGAGTAACATCAAAAGATACGATTAGCCAGCGCACCGGAGGAATCTCTCCCGATATAGCTGATGCTATCATGATGCGAGCATACTTTGAGCTCAATAGGAACTATACTAAGTATGCATTTATCTAAGTTAAAGTGTGATTTAGCACACTTTACCATACTTAAAAGTGTGTTATGAGGGATATTGCATACTTTAATGTGCTTTTTATATTAGAAAATTATACTCAAACTATATCTAAAAGCTCGCAAAATCCACAACTTTTAGGAATTGATATGCAATTAGATATAAACTAAAAGAGCCTCACCGTTGTGAAGCTCTCTCAGATAATCAAATAATCAATATAAGCCTAAACCAAAAGGCTGAAATGGATAGCCAAATATATCACACTTAATACTATGTGCATAAGTATGTGAATAAGATGTTGAAACGAGATAAGTTAATAGTCTAATTTTGAGCACATGAAGAACGAAGAGGCACTAATCCAAGAGGCTGTTATTAACTATGTTAATGCTCAGTATCCAGGCACTCTTTACTGTGCGAGTGCTGGAGGTGTTCGTACTTCCATGAGACAGGCTGTAATGATGAAGCGCACAGGCTACGTTAAGGGCTTTCCTGATGTATTCATCTATGAGCCTCGTGATGCCTTCCATGGTTTAGCTATTGAGATGAAACGAGAAAAGGGAGGAGTAGTAAGCTTGCACCAAAAGGAATGGCACAAGAAGCTCACTGAAAGGGGATATTTCTGCGCTATTTGTAAAGGCTTTGATGAGGCTAAAAAAGTAATTGATGAGTACTTACACCTCTGAAATAAATAGGTGCTATGCTGAATGGCGCAGAGTAGCAGCAACTGTTACTCGTTTAGATTTAGCTGATGAGCTTTTACACGATACCCTACTTAAGATATTAGAAAGTGATAAAGATAAATTGCAGGATATTCATGATAGAGGTAAGCTTAACAATTACGTCAGCAATGCTATTAGGTTATCTGCACGCTGCAGTAATAGCTCATTTAACTACACTCGCTTAAGATTCGAGAAGATACGCAACGATCTGAAAGATGATATCATAGATGATGTCAACAAGAGCGTAGGCATGCGTTTAGAGAATGAGCAACTAGATATCTTTATCAGCAGACTGCCATACTTTGAACGTGAGCTATTCTTTCTTTATGCCTTAGACGATTTTAGCTATCAAGAGTTAGCTAAAGAAACAGGCATACCTTTGAACTATCTTTATCGCACAATTAAGAAAGCTAAAGTAACACTTAGAAATTCGTTACAAATATGACTAAAGAAAACTACGCTGCGAGGATTGAGATTTGCAATAATTGCGAAGTATTTAACACGCGATATAAAACGTGTGGGCCTCCGACTAATGCTATTAATCCATTCGCTAAACCAACTGAGCTTAATGGCCATCTATTCAAGCCATGCGGCTGTCCTATAGATCACTTAGCAATGTATGCTGTCAAAGATTGCCCAGCTAAGAAATGGCCTATCTTAAATGATAGATTAGTAATTGAGAACATGCTGGCCTTTATTGAATCTTTGAAGCGTAAGAATCAGGTAACGAGCCAAGATATGAAAGTGATTGGTGAGCTGAGAAAGAAATACACTAAGTTAGATTACCCTGGTACAAGCTGTGGCCCATGCGCTAAAAAATATGTAGATGATGTAGAGAAGCAGTTAGAAGAGGAGCTTAATAAATTGGAACAAGCTCAAGCACTGATAGAATTAACTAACATAGAGCTCACTCCTGAGCCAATACAAAAGAAACGAAGAGCTAAAAGAAAAAAACTATGACTATACTAATTATCTACTTAGTAGGCTTCCTACTGCACACTGGCATACTATGCCTAAACATCTACAGACATCAGAGGCACTTATCTTCTTTCCATTGGTACGCTTACATGGGAGTTATCTTTACAGGGCTTGTATGGCTTCCTTTTTGGGTGTATATTACAGTGCTCAGATTTCAACAACCGAAATAGTTTTTAACATGTGTATCTTTCATGACAATTCTATTAATATATTTGTCTCATGCGACATATTACTGTAAGACATACTTTTGATTTAGGTTTTGATACAGCTCTGGGGGTGCGGTCGCATGCACTCTCGGAGCTTATCTTTTTATAGATGGCAAACATCAATTACCTGAGTAAGTCAAAGCTCAGTAACCAATGACTACACTTGCAAAATACCAATGCTTGGATCGCACAAATACTCTTTTAAGAGTAAGGCAGTGTGTTTTTCTAGGGAGCTTTTTCTTTTCTTTCTTTTTCTTTTTACCTTTTTTCTTTTTCTTTCTTTTCTTTTGTTGATGATTAAGTCTACTGCTAATAATAAGCTAAGATCTGCTAAGAAGCAGATACTAAGTATACTGCTAAAGCAATATGCTATTAGAGTTAAACCTGGTATTAAGTTAAAGGTTTACTTTAAAGAGTTTTTAGCTTTAAATAATTTGACTGCTCCAACAAATAAGAAACTAAATGAGTATATTATAGAATTATTTGATAGTGCTGAATTTGATTTGATAGGTGCTAACTATGATAGAAATTATACACCATCTGATTTAAAGAAATTAAGGGTGCAGTTAGTGCAAAAGTATGGAGAGATATGCATGTGCTGTAATGCAACTGAGAATATATCAGTAGACCATATTAAACCTTACTCATTAAATAAAGAACTATCTTTAGAATTAAGCAACTTACAACTGTTATGCAAGTCATGTAATAGCAAGAAATCTAATAAGAATGAAAACGATTATAGACCATACAAATGAATGATAATAAGTATAACTTTTTGAGGGCTCAAGTGAAAATGTTTAATCCTACATTTACTGATAAAGAAATTGATAAGGAGTGCGAGAAGATTCTAAATGCTGGAGAGGGAGCTGAGGATCCTGATTGCCTTTATTGTGGATCATAACTGTTAAATATCAATAATCAATTATACAAATAACCGAATTATGCAAGCAACTTTAACATTTGATTTAGATTCACCTGAAGATAGAGCGCACCATCTTAGATGTACTAAAGCATTAGACTTAGCGCTGTGCTTAAATGAGTTTGAAAATGGATTAGTAGCTCATCTTAAATATGATGAAATTACTCAATGTAGGAGAGATGTATTAAAAAGTGTATTAAAGATTTTAAATGAAACAAAGGAAGAGTATGGTATTAACTTAGAAGAGCTTTGCAGATGATATTAGTACCAGCACAGCTTGAATCAGTAGGCACGCGAAAGGACAAGACGCTTAAACTTACTTTTGGTACTAATGAACTCACACCATCACAAGCTGCTGAGCTATTTGGCACAGCCAATCAGTTCGGCTATCTTGCATTTAAAGATGAGAGCTTTAGAAGAGAAGAGCTGGATGCGGTAGAATCACTTAAATCAGAGTTAGAAGATACACTAAAGAAACCATCTCAGAGATTAAGGGGTATAATGTTTAGAGTTTATGAGGTTGATAGTGAGGGATTTACTACCTTTGCGAAATACTATGACTCGAAGATGGAGCAGTTAATAACACACTTTAAGAACAAGTTAGCATGAGTGATGAGCAGCCACAAAATCTAACGATTAAAAAAGATGCTATGATTCAGGCACTTACCTCAAGCTTAGGTAATGTAACTGAGGCAGCTGAGAAGATAGGCATACGAAGAGAGACGCATTACGCATGGCTTAAGGATGATGCCGAGTATAGTGCTGCTGTAGCATCACTTAAGAATGTAGCTTTAGACTTTGCAGAGTCGCAGCTTAAGAAGCTGATGGAGGGAGCAGAGCGCCAAGCGCTTACCCACGATGGAGAGATAGTAACTATTAAAGATGCACCTAATACATCAGCAATTATCTTTTACCTTAAGACTCAAGGTAAGCAAAGAGGGTACATAGAGAGGCAAGAGCTGAGCACAGAGATAAAGAGTATTAACATAACAATAGACGGTACAAACATATGACACCAGCAGAAAAGGCAAAAGAATTATTAGATAAGTATTGGATATACTTAAGAGCTAATCTACTTTATGATGATGAAGTTAAAGAGGATGCCAAGCATTGTGCTTTAATTGCAGTAGATGAGATTATTAATACAAGAATGTCGGGTGTTGAATTTTTCTACTATTGGCAAGAAGTAAAACAAGAAATACAAAAGCTATGAGTGAGAAGATAATAAGCACTAAGTACAGTGATCAGACATTAGGAACGTACGTGGATTTCCTTAATGCCGGAACTGACAGCATTTCAAAGATTCAGGCAATAACAGGATTAAAGCGTGATGACATCAGGAAGATTGATGTCACAGTTATTGATAAAATTGTGACAAATTACTCGCAAGGTTTACGCCAAGATGAGAAAGTATTTAAGCAGTTCATAGATATAGACGGTGTGAAATTCGGCTTTCATCCTAACCTTAAATCTATGACCTTTGGAGAGTGGTTAGATCTATCTGAGTTTAGTAAGAACTTCCCCCATCAGCTACCTGAGCTCATGTGCATTCTCTACAGACCGGTAACAGCTGAGATAAATCTGCAGTACAAGATAGAGGAGTATGATAGTGATGTGCACCTTAAGTATGTGCCTCAGATGCGCAAGCTAAACTTAGCCAATGTGAATGCTGCGCTGCTTTTTTTTTCGACACTCAGAAACGATTTAGTGAGCAGTACACCCGAATATTTAGAGAAGGAGCTGGAGACGCTGAAGAGGGAGATAACTCAGTTAGCCGAAGAGGTGAAACATTAGCATCAGTCTACCAATGGTGGCACGTGATAGAGGAGATGGCAGAGAGAGATGTAACTAAGTTCGATGCCATAACTAACACAAGAGCTACTACCATCTTTACCCATTTGACCTATGCCATGGATTACGCTAACAGCATGCAACAAAAGCTTACTTAAATTCCACTATAAGATATGAGCACAATCAATTACACATACAACGTAATAGTAGATAGGTTTAGACAGTTCGCAGATGGGCACTTCCAACTGCGTAGGTTTACGCATGGAGAGATTAGCCAAGCCGATTTAGAGAAGGAAGCTGAGTGGCCATGGATGCACGTTAAGCCTCGGGCTATTAACTATTCACCAGGCACAAGAGCTTTTAGCTTTGAGGTATTTATCTCTGATCTACCAAGAGACA